TGCGCCGTATATACAAATCCTGATCGAAGCTATCTTCGTCGGCGTAGTCAGTCACGACGCGCACGTAGCCGATGCCGGTTTCAACCTGATGGTAAATCGCCGTCGAGTAGGCATCCATTGCTTTCGACTGATACTCGATGCGCCGGATGATGCCTTGGAATATCTGCGCGGCCTCATAGGTGGCCCGGCCGCCGCTCGGCGATACCTTGATAGCGGCCTTTTGCTGCCGCGCATCGTTGACGATCAACAAGTTATGCTGGCGCACGAGGTTGTTGGTGAGGCAGGGCCGGTCACCACGCGCCTGCCTCACGGCGCCATCCCATTGGAAAAGGTTTCTACTGTCCCCGGCAGCGAACTTAGCATCTTCTTCCGCGTTGGATCGGGCCACCGCTTCCCACCTAACGCAACGCTCAAATCTTTTCTTGGCTTCCGCCAGAATGTCGTCGTCTGTCTCGGCCATCTATGCCGCCATCCAGCCCGTGTTGATCCGCTGCGCGTCAAACTGCATATGCGCTGGCGGATCGGCCCGCGCCGAGCTCTCGCGCACGCCGAGCGCGAGATACCGCGCAGCGTCAGCGCCGTGGCTCGCAAAGTCATGCACCGGCGAGGATCGCCACGTCTGCGCATTCTCGTTCCACTCGCGCCGGTAGTTCCGCAGCGCCTTGATCCCGCCCGCGCAACGCTCGGCGTCAAACCACGCACGAGGCAGGATCAGCCGCACCGCGTTGATCCCATCGGCGACGCTATGCGCGCCAACCTGCCGCCAAGGTGTCACGCCGAGCCCGGCCAGTGTCTCGGTGCGGCTGCGCCCGCTGCCGAGCTCGCGCACCGCGGCGTCGTGCGGCAGCAAGTGCCGCTCATACACGTATGGTTTCGTCCGTAACCATTGGGCATAGTGATCGAGCCCGACGCCGCTGCTTTCGTAGTAGTCGATCAGGCGCCACTCGCCACCGCGGGTGATCTGCGCGCACCAAATGGCGGTGCTGTCATCGATGCCAAGGTCAAACGCAGTCCAGACTTTTAGGTTGGGATCGTGCGGCACGCCGGTTATGCGGCCCTCATTTTCGGCCTGCATCATCAGCTTGCCGTAGTAGCTGCCGCTGTTGGGCGCCTCGAATGATACCATCAGCTCGGAAGCAAATTCTTCCTCTGTCATCTCGATTTTGAGGCGGGCAATCGCTTCGTCGGATAGTGCGCCAGTTTTGGTGTAATCGAGCAAATATGCCGAATAGCCGGGCGTTACCTTCGCGCGATCATAGGCTGCCTGCAGGATGCCGCGTCCCTTTGGTGTGCCACTGCGGACCAACGTTCCTGCCCGGTCGGCTAACATCGGTTCAATGACCAGAGGGACAAGCGAGGGCGGCGTATCGTCTGCCTCATCGATTATGCATTCGTCTGCCGCGCCGCCGCGCCAAGAATCGACGTTGTCAGCACCACCGGCCTGATAAACGCCCCCGTTCGGCAGCTTGACGGCAAGCTCTGATCGCCGGACCACGGCGCCCGGTATGCTGTCAGCGGCCCGCGTGAGCTGATCCCAAAGCCCGGTGCGCTGCCACATCACGCCATAGGGGAGGATATGCACCACACGGGGGAGTGGTTTCTTTTCGGTCAGAACCCGTTTGAAGCCCCGCCACATTAAGGCCGTCGATTTGCCCGCGCGCCTGTGAACTACCGCGACAATGCGCGGCGCCGGGTCATTGATTAGGGGAACCTGCCACGGGCGAGGCGAAAATGGCAGGCTGATTGTCTGGCGAGTTGACATGAAACTTGTTTGACTTGCGCCTGTTTTTCGTGCTGGTCAGAATTTGCAGGTTGATGGGGATATGCAGCCCCCACACTGTTCTGCCACGCAGGGGGATGATGTGATCAACGTCATGGTTGATGCCCGTCTCACGAGTGATTTCCTGCGCGCGGCGGTATATGTCCACGATTGCCGCCAAGTCGGCCCAAGCCGGCGTTGCCTGTAGTCGCGCACAGCGACGCTTTGCACTCTTGGCCGAGTATTTCCCCGGATCGATCTGGTAAGCTGCTTGATACCGTTCACGCTCGCGTTCAAGGAATGCGAGCCATGCGCCCTTGCGCCGTTTTCGTGTCTCGATCGAGAGTTCCGCTACCCGTTCCGGGTTAGCCAGCCGCCATTTGGCTGCACGCTCGGCGCGTCCCTTGGCGTGCGCTGTGCCGTAGGCATTTGCCCTGTCGCGAGCCTCTTGCGGATTGGCGGCATACCACCGCGCCTTGGTCGCCCGATCCCGCTCGCGATGTCCCTCGATGTCAGCTTCCCGCCTAGCCTTGGCCCGCTCGGCTGCCTCCGCTTTGTGGGCAGCCCGATACTTGGCCACGGCTTTGCGGTTGATCGTCTTGGCGTGTCCGGTGGCGTTGCGGGCAATCTGCCGGGCGAGGATTTCCGCCCGATGGGCAGCATAGTACGCCTTGCCGTATTCCGATTTCTGGCGCTTGTCCCGATAGGCCATCCGGCAAGCATACGCCAATTATGCGCAAATTGCAACGATCCCGCTAGCTTGCCATTCCCGCGGCGCGAACGGTAGGGTAACTTTGGCACGTTCAGCCATAAGAGCGACACATGACACGAGCGGAGCATTTGGCGTGGTGCAAGGCGCGAGCTCTTGAATATGTTGACCGTGGGGAACTAGCGAACGCGGTGGCGTCGATGGGCAGTGATCTAAACAAGCACCCGGACACCGGATTTAACCCGACCTTGATGTGGCTAGTGATGCCGCACGTTGCCATTAACGATACGGCTGGCGTGCGCCGGTGGATCGATGGCTTTATGACGGAAAGCGAGGCGAAATGAGCAACACCCTGCTATCCCCGGCGCTGATCCTGGCTTGGGCGATGCGCGTGGTGCGGAACATGACGCCACGCGGCAGCGAGCCTTTCGAGATCAATGCCGAGACACGGTTCCTCACAACGGCCTTAACCCTGCGAATAGACGAGTTCAGCGAGGCGTATATCAAGCCGGCGATTACCGCCGCGATGGAGCAGCGTCATGCTTTCACTGGCCCGCCGCAATTCGTCAAACCATTCGGTTGCGATATCAGCGAGGTTGCCTATTCCTTTTTATGGGGCGTATCGGGCCGGCTGGTGCGCACCTATGACATTCACAACGATATAATGCCCGCGCAGATCGACGTTCGGGTGTTCGCCGATGAGACGGAAACCGCACCGCCTTGCCTATAATATGGCGGGCAAACCGCTGCATATTAAAGCTAGGCGATATGATCACCCGGCGGCAGCCCAGCATTGCGCGGGCCAAAAGTGCATTGCTGCCGTTGCTGGCGCAGCCGGAATAGGCCGGCCAAATCCGCCTCTTGGTGCTCTAGCAGCCGGGCATAATATGGCGCGTGGTTATTGTTCAGCTTGAAACCGTCGCCGGCCCTGGTCTCAACCGCAACCTGCCAGCGCACGCGCTCGAATAGCAGCTTGATCGAGCAGTGGTCGTGAAACCGCGCCCATTCCCGGGCATAGCGCACAAGCAAACGATAGATCGTCGGATTGTCGCTATGAAACTGCCAGAACGCACGCTCAAGCTTACTCGCTGCCTCCGTCATCCGCTCCCCTCGCTGGCCGGGTCAGTCGTTGGCCAGCGTGGTATCGGGCGTTGCCCATTCGATCAAGTCCGGCTCGGCGTCAGCCTCGATGGTTACAGATGCAACCATATTGGTTACAGATGAAACTGCACCGGCTGGCGCATCGGCCCAGCGAAAGTCAACCTGTAGCGGCACGCCATCTTTGCCGGTGACCTGTAGCGGCAGCACCTTGCCGACCAACCCTAGGAAGGCGACGGGCTGATCAAACGCGCGATCCCGCAGGTAGTCCACGCCGCCAGCCTTGTCGAGCGCGGCCAGCACCATCGCCTTAATGTCGGCCGGCACCTTGTTGGGCACACCCTTGGGGCGCCCGGCACCGGCACGTGATCCACCACTGCGACCGGGCATTCCAGACATTTGATAGCGTTGCCTAAAAAAAGAGACTGCCCATTGTGCTATTCCTTAGCGTCACGCGCTAGAGGATAGGACGAATGGAACCATATTGCGAACGAGCCACCGTTGAGGGCGAGGAAGCCGAGATTGGCCGCGACCCGCGCCAGATGACAGCGCAGGAATTGGAACAGCTCGGCCACCGTAAGCGCCCGATACTGGATGCTGTGCGGCAGAACTGCATCGAGTGCTGTGCCGGCAATCAAGCGGAGGTCCGGCGCTGCCGGGCAATAGCCTGCCCGATGTGGCCATACCGGATGGGCGCCAATCCCTTTGTCTCCCGCACGCTAACGGATAGCCAAAGAGAGGAAGCGAGGACGCGGCTGGTAGCAGCATCCGCCAAGCGTCGCGCGCTGAATAATCCTCCCCAAGAATAGCACGCTCACGCGGCATCACGGCTGGCGAGCGATCCGAGCCCGACGATCGCCTCGCGCATTGCCCCGAACACCACGAGCCCGACGACGGCCGTCTCGCGCTCGATCCGCAGCACCACGGCGTCGTGCCCGTCGAATGCCCCGCCAGAGAGCCGCACGGCGGCCCCGGGGCGCCAGAGGGTTCCCGGCGGCCTGATAGTGCTCCGAGCGGCCTCGCCCGCCTGTAGCGTGCCCACCAGGGCGTCCGGCACGAATTGCGGCCTGGTGCCGTCGAAACCGAGCAAGCGGGCAACGCCCGGGCTGTAGCGAACTGGTGTCCACGGCTCGGCCGGCCCGAGCGAGCAAAACAGGTATCCGGCGAACAACGGGACAAGCCGATCACAGATCAGTGAGCGGATAACCCGATCCCGCACCGTTACGGCGCACATGGGCAAATAGGCTACATATCCGCTCCGCAGTAGGTTATTGAGCGCCCACCGTTCCGCCTGCGGATGCGATTGAACACAAATCCAACGGCGTCCGCACAGCTCGGGGCGATTGCCTTCCGGCTGCGACACGAGCCCGATATGCGCGCTAACCCGTGAGTCGTCAAGCCTAACCATTGCCGCCATTCCGAGACTCCCGCTTGATTCGGAAACCGTTACGTTTTGAATGGATCGCCGGCCAGGCCGCAATAGCCTTGCTCGCCAGAGCGCCAGCGCCACGCCATGCAGTCGGCCGCGAGGCATCTGGTTTGTTCGTATGCCTCCGCGGCGGTCGGTGCCTCGCCTTGCCAGATCACCGGG